GCGCTCGATAATGATACGGGGTATCTCCTTGTGTCCGTGAAGAACCTCGACACCGCAGTGCGTCGCCTTGGACGCGGCACGGTAATGTATTGACTCTTGATTCGGTATCATGACTTATCCTTTCCGTCTTTCCCTGCAATTTCCGCGCCAGACCCCTTCACCTTTTCCGCGGCCCTCTTGAACCGCCTGTTCACATCCCTCTCGTACTTCCTGCGCTCCCTCGCGCCCATCTCGACGTACTCCTGCACGCCCCTGACCTCCTCCATGGCCGCCTTCTCCTCCTCCGGGTCATCCTCGGCCTTCTCCTTCTCCTCCACGCGCTTCTCGTAGTCCACAAGGGCCTTCTGCACCTCGTCCACAAGCCGCTTGTCGGTCGTCATCGTCATCGTCAGGTAGTACAGCACGTTCGCGAAGCCGAACACGTTGTCCTCCTTGCCCTGCTCGACGCTCGCCCTTAAATAGCCGAACGGATGCTCGCACGCCGTCACCCTCATCCGCCAGTTGCCGCTCACGGTCCGCAGCTCCAGCGTGTAGCGGCGGAAAACATACCTGAACCCGCCCTTCTCGCCGCTTGCCTCGACCGGGTTCATCACATTGAGGCACCAGAACCTCACAATCTTGTCCCAAATTTTCATTTATTTTCGTTTTAACGGGGTTTTGACCCCAAAGATATACATTTCCTCGCTTTTACGCAAAAACGCGCCCAAAACGCGAATTTTAACCTTTTACATTCATATCGCGGATTCTTTTCCAGACTATCATGTCTCCGATGTCCGATTTTTCCGGTATCTCCCTGACTCCCCACTTCTCCCACCATGGCCATATCTCGCCCCTCTCCTGCCACTCGAACCGGCAGTCCATGTCCGGAAGCAAGACCATGTTGGCGTCCACGTCCCGGAGGTTCCCCTTGCCGCCCGTGGCCACGCACTGACGCCCCGGATAGGCCAAGGCGACCAGAAGGCACGTCTTCTCGCTCTCGCAGACATACACCTTGCGCCCCTGATCGACCAGATGCGCCCCGAAATAGCACCTCCCGGTGTAGCCGTCGCCCACGCGGTACTTCCTGCCGGGGAAGAAGTCCCTCAGCCTGTGCCCGTCCTCGCCGTATGCTATCCGCTTTTCGAACAGCACCCTGCCCGCGGAGTCCGTGTACCAGAACACGGCGTTCCCCTTCGAGTCCGTCGTCACGTTGAACCTCTCCCAGACATCCCTCACCGCCGCCTCCGGGAAAAGCCCGCACATCCAGCGGAAAAGCGGGCATCTGCCGAGGTCATACGCCCGCGCGGCTTCCAGCACGTCCTTCGGCACGTACTTCACCTCCGGAGACACTATCCTGCGGAACTCCCGGTTCCAGTCCACAGACTGAGGCTCGCCGTTGATCATCCGAACCGCGTCGCGGTAGGTCTCCGCCCCGCCGAACTCGCGCAGCCACTGCGTCAGCGACACGCACCTGCCGCCCTCCTCGCTTATCCACACGCTCCCCCGGCTGACGAAGACCTTGAGCTTGTCCCTGCGGTACGGATGCCGGTCACCGTTCAGGTAATACCCGCCCTGAAGGCCGTTCCCGTGCGGCACAAGCTCCATCCCCAGCAGCTTCGGGCAGTTCGCCAAGGCCGCCAGGGGATCGTAGTCGAACCTGAAACTATCCTTCCCCATTATCCCTGTCCAATCGCATCACCGTCATCACGCAGTAGTTCGCAAGATCCATCAGCGTGTCCCTGATGGACTCGCCCTTCACCAGCGCCTCCTTGCCGTCGGCCAGGCTCGCGAACCTGTTAGCCTTGTCGCATATCCGCACCGCCGCCGACACAAGCCCGAAGCGGTCTATCCCGTCGTCGAAGCTGCACCCGTAGTCCGCGTTCTTCGCCTTCCACGTCCGGTGCATCTCCTCCGTCACCCGCTCGAAGACGTCCGGCCCCTCGACAGTGTGCTTCAACGGCTTGAATACAATCTGGTCAACCGTGTTCAGAATCGTGCGGACGGAATGATACCGCTCAGCCATCGTCACCAGCGCCGCCGTCAACGGAACGGTGTCACCGTTCACATAGTGCGTCAGCGCCGCCCCCGTGCAGGCGACACACAACAGATTCACGCCCGCCTTCGAGCACATGCCCTCCAGCTCCTTCATCTTCGCCGAAATCTCGTCCGGCACAAGTCTAACTTCCTTTTCTTCCATGACTCTATGATTTTAACGTTTTCACCTCCTTGTCACACTCCTCAACTACGGCGCACGCTCTGTGCAGAACCGCCCGGAATTCCGGATTCCTCTGCGCCTCAGAAGCCAAAGCCGCGACAATCAGAACTTTTTCGCCACCTATCATGACGCTGTATTTATCCTCGTCCGACACGAGGCACACCGCACTGCATCCTTCGTTGCCGGAGAAATCCTTGATTTTCTCCAGATACCCTTGAATCTCTTCTGTGATTTTCATAACCTATTGATTTTTAATATACAACCCACAGCAACACTCGTCCTCCTCCCGGTACGCCTTGCACGGACACACATCAAATTCCGTGCCAGCGTACCTGTTGTGGCAAGGGCAGTGACCGCCGCACCTCTCCACGCCCCTCACTATCGCCCGCACCACCCTCTCATCCGGGTTCAGCCTGAACCCCGGCTTGATGAAAAACTTAAACTCGCTCATTATAACTAATTGATTAAAAAGGCAAATCTGCCATCACATCCTTTTCCTCAGCCTCCGGCAGCTCCACCTTCCGCTCCAGATAGTACCACATTCCGTCGCCGCGCCTGGACTTCGCCGCACCCATCTTCGAGAACATGTCCGTCACCGCGCTCCTGGACCTCGGCGTCTCCCCCCAGTCCTTGCAGTAGTTGATGTACTCCTGCACCCACTCCTTCAGCGGACGCCAGCCCTCGCCGGTCCGCTGCCTCGGCTCCGCGGCCACATACCCCTCCGTGTCCAGCCAACGCCTGAGCGAGTTCGCGCTCGCCTTCATCTCCTCCACGACATCACGCACCGACTGCGGCACGTCTATCTTCCCACCGTTCGCCACGAACTCACGGTAGCCCTCCAGCATCCAGTCGAATATCGCCGCCTTCACCTCCGGAGCCGCCAGCTTCCGCTCCAGCTGCGGGTCCTTGTCCCTGTCGTCAACCTTGTTCGGCGCCAGAACCACCAGGAACCTTCTGAAATACCCCTCCGAGTCGTCCGTCGTCGGCGGTATCTTGTTCGCGCAGCACAGCATCAGCGGAACCTTGTCCACCTTCGTCGGACGCCTGGAGTACGGATGACGCCCCGTGAAAGGCGCCCCCGACACGAACATCTTGAAGTCGCCCCCGGAGAAGTCCTTGTTCGACACGTCGTCGCAGTAGTTCACCACCTTCCCGTTCACGTCCGCGAGGTGGTAGTCCCTCTGCGTGCTCTTGAAGAGCTGCTCCGGGTTGTAGCTGCTCGCCACCCTTTTCCCAAGCGTGTTCACCACAGCCTTGCATATCACGCTCTTGCCGTTCTGGCCCTCCCCGACCACGAACGTTATGTACTCTATCTTGTACTCCCTTCTGTCCGCGAGCATGCACCCGCAGAACTGCCTGAACGCCGCCCGCATCCCCGGATCCGGCACCGTGCTCTCCAGCACGCCCTCCCACAGCCGCGACCTCGCGTCCGGGTCGAACGCGTAGTCCATCACCATGTCCGTCACATACTCCGGCCCGAACCCCAGCAGGCGCCCCTCGCGGATGTCGTACACCCCGTTCGTGAAGCACACCCACCGCCGGTCCGGCACGAACCTGCACCGGGACTCCCCCACCAGCGCGTTCTCGCAGAAGTCACGGACGGCCCTCGCCGACGACGTGTGGTACACCAGCCCCACGTCCAGACGCTCCATCACCCTTATCACCAGCTCCAGCAGCGCCTCCTCAGTCACCAGCTCGTACCACCGCCCGTTGTACCCGTACAGCTGCCCGTCCTCGTCGGCGAGCATAAGCCCGCCCGACTCGCCGCCCTCCACGCCGCACAGCATCCGACGGAAGACCTTGCACAGCCCGGCCTCCGTCCGCTTGTTCACCCGCTCGTCGCTCGCACCAAGCCCGACGAGCGTGCCCGCCTGCTTCTGGACCCCGACGAGGCGGTCCTCTATGAATTTCCAGTCCATCGATTCTTTTCAATAACGAGCGGCGCGCAAGGGACTCGAACCCTCCGGGGGACCTGAAATCCCCACGCGCCGGAGCGGCTGCCGAGGATGGGGCTATGAAATTTACGCCCGGAACCCCGCTCGGATCGGAGGGCAGAATTCCTTCGGGGAAACCCTCCTCACTCATCCACGGCCTGACCAAGACGGTGTGCGCCGCCCGCACCCCCGCTCGCACCGGGCCACCCCTTTTAGACCCGCAAATATATCAATCTTTCACCAAATCCGCAAACTCCACTTCCCTCCCGCGCGGCACGTCGCCGCGCTTCCTGTCCAGCGCGAGCCTGCAACGCACCAGCCTGTCCGTCAGCCCCGCTATCCCCCTCTCCAGATCCTCCGGCGACATCCTTTCGGGAGCCACAGACCGCTCACTCTTGACCTTGGGCGGCCTCCCCCGCCTCTTCTTCGCAATCTCTTCCATATCCAAATCATTTAAGTCTTCCCAAATCCACCTTCGCCCGCACCGAGCCACCCTCCAGCTCCTCGTACACCACGCCCGGCAGGTCCAGCTCCTCCCGCCAGACATCCCGCCACATCAGCTCCTTCAGCCGCGCGAGCGCCTCGGCCCGCGTCCGGCCCGTCACAGCCATCTCCATAGCAGCCCCCCGCAACTACCTTTCCTGTCCGCGGCCGACCTTATCCCGGACGGCCTCAGACCCGTCGCCCGCGCCGCCTCCACGACGCCGCTCCACGACCCGGCGGGATTCCCGGCCCCGTCCCACGCCCCCACCGGACGCGGACTCGCCTTCCTCCCGACCCGTCTCCACACCTGCGGCGACTCGCTCCACGCCAGGTTCTCCGCCCGGCTGTCCCGCACGTCACCGTTCAGGTGAACCAGATACGGCCGCCCCTCCGGGTTCGGCACGAACGCACGCGCCACGAGCCAGTCCACCCTCCTGCGCTTCCCCCCTATCGAGACCCACACGCCACGCACCGGACTCAGCGGAAGCCCCCCGGAGAGCACCTCCCCGGCGTCCGTCACCTCGTACCGGCCCTCTATCCTCTTCCGCCGCATACCCCTATCTCCCCGTAACCGCACACAACATACTCGCCTTCCCCGGTAAGAACACCGAGGCTCGTCTGCGTGAGGGCGTCTATCGTGCCCCTCCGACCCGTCGCCAGAAGCAGGACCTCCTGCCCGAGGCGAAGACTTTCCTTCGCTACCATAACGACCCGCCCAAGCCTTCAAAGACCGTGCCGGAAACACGAATGTATCTTTATACACTTAAAAAATTTATGACCACTATTGATAATCAATTACTTACATTTTTTACCCTTTCCAGTGTAGTTGCACTACACCGAAACTACACTGGCGCAACTGACGGAAAATGAATGTTTTACAGCCGTTCAGTGTAGTTAGTGTAGTTGTGTAGGGCATCTCTAACTTTTTTCTCGTCTGTGTGCGTTCCTATAATATATACGCAGGAGAGTTTTTTAATGTTACGTGTGTATATAACTACATTACTACACTACATCTTCATAATTTACCACAAATCAATGCGTTATACCTATGTAGTTTGCGGTGATTTCTTATGCGATAGAGATTTATCGGCTTCAAAACTACATTGTGCCATTTTTTGGCACAAGCTCCCTATGGGTAAGGGCTGAAAATATCGAAAAAAAATTTTTCAGGGTCACACCACCGCACCCTCGGTTTTCCTTGAAAACCCCCGCAACCCTTTGAATATCAAATAGTTACAGCCCTATTACGATGAAATGAATCTTGTAACTACTTGAAAATCAATGAGTTAATGTTTCAACTTTTGAAACATTTTGAAAAAGCGTTTTAAGGCCGTTTTTAGCGCGTTTCACCCCAAAAATGATACGGAGTACCACTCAAGGTGTAAACGTGTATTACAGGCTAAAATAAAACGTTTTCTTGTCAAGTCTGGTATTTGTTTGCGGTGTGCCTACGTGCGTGTATGTGTGCCTATATATTGCGTTACCGTGAGTCTTAAAGTTTTTCGGAGTCGTTGTGTATCAAATTTCAAAGTTCGTCAAAAATAAAAGTGCCTTGGAGTGCTTTCTATTGCGGTTTGAACTAAAAATTTTGATAAATTGCAAGAAAAAAATTTGCAATTACAGAAATTTGTCGTACCTTTGCAATGTCAACAAAAAAAGAAGTAGTTCAGACAGCCTCTGGGAGAGGAGAAAGAAACCTCCCAAATATAGTTGGCAGCTCTTTGACAATATTGACAACCGTGCGGAAAATGTAGGGGAGTGCTGTGCCTGTGCGTGGACGAAACGTCTTTTAGCGAAATGCATTATTGGATCAGCCGAACCACACGGAAAAATCTGACAATTTGTCAGTATGTCACGATGTCAGTAGGCGTGAGCAAAATAATAATAATAGCGGTCGGCTGGCACGGGTGGAGGCGGAGGCCTCTGGTGGCATTAATTAGGGGGTTATGGTACTTTGGGGCGGTTCGAGTCCGCCTGCCCTTTCAACGTTTAACAATTAAAATTAATTCATCATGAACAAAGCTAATTTCAGCGCAAAATTGTGTTCAAAGAACGAAGAT